CATTGCGCTGGCCTTCGTTGTAATTCGTGATTGCGTCGGTGGGACCGATCGAGGATTGAAACAGCCTGCAATGGCCGAGGGTTCGCCACATGAAGCGGCGCCCGCGGCTGTCTCTCATCAGCCACTTGAAGTCGGCGATGTCCTGCAATTCCTGTTCGGTAGGTTGCTGATCAGCCATCACATAGCCCCCGCAAGCGCAGTCAGGGCGTTGTCGCCGCTGGTGTCGGTCTGGCTCAGCACCTGGGCGCCCTGGATGGCCGAGCCCAATTCCTGCTGCATCTGCGCGGCTTGCTGCTGCTGTGCTCGCTGCTGGCGGATCTGCACGACCATATCGTCAGCACGCACCATGGTTGGCGGCACGCCGATCAGTTCGAAGTACTGGCGCATGGCTTCGTCGCCATCGAGCAGATCCAGAGGTTCCAAGCTTTGCGTAGTGGTGGCCACAGTGCCGGCGAACCCAATAGCGCGCTCGATGCTGGATACGCCGATAGCCTTCTGTGCCTGGGCCAGGATGCTGGTGAACTCGATACGCAAGTCCATGTTGGCGAGTTCTTTCGGCGGTGGCGGCAACAGCGGCGCACCAGGGAGCATGCCGGTCCAGCGTGGAATGGACTGCTCCAGCATCTGGTTGAAGTACATATCGACCAGCGGGTCGAGCAGGTCGTCGGTCTGGCGCTCCAGCACCGGGCCGAGCATCAGCAGCTTCTCTTCCTTGCGGGTGGCGATCTCGTACGCGGTGCGCACGCTGTCCATCTGGCTGATCATGAGGAACAGGTCGACAAAGAACGCGGTGTCGATGATCGAGCTGTCGGCGGCGATCTCGCCACGGAGCTGACCAAGCCAGGCGGGCTGGACCTCATACAGCGGCGCAAACTTGGCGCCCAACTGCATATCGTTCATGTAGGTGATGCTGCCAGGCAGGATGGATGCTCGTTGATTCTTGAGGCTGACCGGGGCGCCCATTGGCGGGCGAACGCCCTTTTCCAGCAACTCAGCCTTGCGGCGCTCCATCAACTGAATGGCCTTGGTGGTGCCGATGCACATCGAACCAGGACCAGTGCCGTACACGTCCTCTCCCAACACGTCCCAACGCGGCGCCATGACCGGGAACACCTTGAAGCCGGATTCACGCAGCATCGAATCCTTGTCGCCGCTCTTCTCCCAGTACACGGAGCGGAACGGCATATTGGTGTTGTCCTTGCGGCCCTTCTCGCGGGTGTCGTTTGGCTCGATGCCGTGGCAAATATCGATCCAGGCATCTGGCTTGCTGCTGAGCAAGTTCTTGGATGCGGTGTCCATCTTGTCCTTGCCGAACTGCTGTTCCATCTGGCGGGCAGTCATGCGGAAGTCGCGGTAGAGCGTGTCCACCTGGTTGCGGCTGTTGTTGGCCAGCATGTAACTACCGACGGCCAGCGGGTAGGAACGCAGCAAGTCGCTGTCGTCTGGCATCACCACCATTGGCGCTGTACCGAAAATGCCCTCTTCGCTGTAGCGGTTGGGCAGGACGCTGTACAGATTGCCCCTGGCCATGACTTCGCGCATGGCCTTCTCAGCAGCGAATAGCCATGCCTTGACCGGTGCGTAATCCATAAGGCCTGGGTCAGGCGTACCGAACTTCACCCACGGCGACGACGGGTTGGTCATGCCGGTGTGCATACCTGCGCCGAGCGTGCGGGATGCAAACGTGGCCTGAGGGTTGATGATCTTCTGATCACGGCGCTTGCCGTCGTTGGTATCAGTGTTGTTCCAACGCCCAGAACGCGGACTGATGAAGTCGCCCAGCTCTCTCCACTCAGACAACCAGTTGCTGTCGCGCTCGCTCTTGAGCGCGGTGTATCGCTTCTCGCAGCGGTCGCGCAGGGAGTCGGCCAACTTACACCCCCAACAGCGTTTTCTGGCTGGTGTTGGCATTGCCAAGCACGCCAGACGAACCGGTCAAGATGGTGCCGTTCTGCCCAGACTGGGCAAGTCGGCGTTTGCGCTCGGCCTCGACGGCAGCCTGCACGGAATCGCTTGAGGTCGTGGCCGCTGTGGTGCCGGCGGTAGTAACAGAGCCGGCCGCTTCTGCGGCTGCCTTTGCCGCTGCCTTCTCGCGGTCAGCCTTGCCAAGCATGCCGGTGTTCTCGCCGGTCATGTTTGGCAACCCCATGCCTTCAAGGATCACATCACCGCCGCGCAGCGGGTCAAGGTCAATGACCTTATTCATCAGTTTTTTAACGCTACTTCCGCACATGTCAGTTACTCGCGTAAGGGTCGTATTCGGATTCAAGGCCGTTATTGCTGGCCCCAGAACCGCCGTAGTCGTTGTATTGGCTCTTCATCACCGGCATGGCGTAAGTCAGTGCCAGGGCGTCGGCGTCATCGGGTGAGATGCCAAGGCGCTTCTTGATGTCGTCCTTCTTTTCCAGGGCGATCTGGTCACTGGCGTTGTGCGTGTACATAGGCGAGGTCAGCTCGGCTTCAAGTTCCTCGCTGCTGTCGATGGCCAGGCCCGCACGCAATGCTTCGCGCATCTGCCACCACATGTAGGTGCGCATGTTCGCGTAGTGCCGGTCTGGCGCTGCGCTGGCAAAGTTGATGTCGATAATCACGATGCCGGGCATCAGGCGTCGCAGTTGGTCGGCAACAGGACCGCCAACGCCGGTGGCATCGACAAACACCGCATCTGGTCGGTGTTCCTGCACCACCGTGCACACCTTGGCGATGAACAGCGTGGTGTTACGCGTCTCGCTGCCCGGGATCTTGATCGCCGGTATCGACCGGGTGTCGAGGCCGCGACGGAACCGGATCACGTTGCTGTCGGCGCCGCCCCGGGCGATGTCGATACCGCATACCAGGGCGTCGTCTAGGCCAAACACTGGCTCCCGCTTCATCGCATCGGCAACCCAGTCGGTCGGGATCAGTTGCAATTCGGAAGCCCTCGGGAACATGCCGCGCACACGGATACGGAAGAAGTCACTGTCTTCCCCGTAGTCCTGCTGCCATTTGGCGATTTGCGTCTTGTTGGTGCCTTCAACCGTGCGGCTGTCGACCTGGCGGTGTGACCACCGATGCTTGTACCGGGTGAAGCACGACCGGAACCGGCCGGTGGTCTTTGTTGGGTTGCCGAACGCAGCCCAGATGATCTCGGTGTTCTCGTCGGTGAGCGCACCTTCAGCCACCTCCCACACCGTATCGGCGATGGCTGATGCCTCGTCGAACACCAGCAGCAGGCGCTTACCTTCGTTGTGCAGGCCGGCAAACGCCTCGGTGTTGCTTTCCGACCACGGCACCGCATCCACGCGCCAGTTCTTTTCATGGTCCGGGTCGGTGCTGATCAGCGCCGTAGCGGTGATGCGGAACCAATGGGCCGTGATGGAAAGCCGGTTCCACTTGGCCACCTCGGGCCAGGTCTTGGTGCGGAGCTGGGTCTCGGTGTTGGCGGTGACCACGCCGCGCGCATCGACGCAGGTATCGACACACCACTTGATCAGCCAGGACACCAGGGCCGACTTGCCGATGCCGTGGCCGCTGGCCGTGGCTTCGTGGATTACCTCGCCCAGATCCTTGGCGCCGGCGCGCAGTTTTTTGCCGATCGAGTCGAGTACTTCAATCTGCCAAGGCCTTGGCCCGGATTTGTTCGCCAGCTCTGTGCCTGGCTCGCCCCAGGGAAAGGCGTACCAAACGTATCCAAGCGGGTCTTGCGCAAACGAGAGGATGTCCTCGACCAGCTGTTGTTCGTGGTCAACCTCTGCTGGCGCGTTCACGGGCTTTGGCCATCCGTTCGGAAAGGGTGAGGGTTACATCGACCGCCACCTGGTCCCGGAAGGCATTGACGTTGACGTGCTTGCCGAGCAGCTCAAGGTTCCTGACCTTGTCCGGCCACTTGATCTTTTTCATCAGGCCGACCATGTCGCGGTCCTTGCCGACGCCTTCGAACATCTCGGCGATATCGAACGCCGACAGCGACTGGCGCCAGACCTTGGGCCACTTAGAGAGCGCCTTGAACGACATGTCGTCGTTGAGAATGTCCAGCAAATCCATCTGGTCGATCTCGGTCAGCCGGTTCAGCACGTAATCGGCATCGACCTTGGTTCGCTGGCTGCGGGCCTCCATGGCTGCCTTGATCGCGGCTGCGATGTGCGGGCGCTGCATGAGGGAGTACGACGCGGCGTTCACGCCCTTGCGCGCATACCCGGCCCTGATTGCCGCTTGGCTGGCGTTCAGGTCAACCAGGAACTCCAGAACAAACGCCTGTTGCTTCGGGGTTAGAGCGGCCATAGGTCACTGCCCCTTTTGATTGGTACCGCCCAGGCAGACGGTGTTGATGTAGTCCTGTGCCGCGCGCAGGGCTATCAGTCCTTCGTCACCGTCGTTGGCGATGGCGACAATTCGTTGACCAGCCGCTGGGTCAAGTTCGGCTCGCGCTTCTGCATCACCCAGGCCGGCGGTGGCGGCGGTGTTTCGCACAGCGGGACAGGTGGCCTTGACGGACAGCCGGCGAGCGCCAGTAGCGACAGCAGCAAGAAGCTGATTGTTAGTGGTCTGCGCATCGGTCAGGGCCTTCGTGTGTTCGGTGTCGAGCTGGGCCAGCAGGCGCTGGGTGTTGCGCCGTGACTCGGCCGCGCGCTCAAGGGTGTCAATGCGATCCTTCGCAACGGCCATGTCCTTGGCCTGTCCCTGGATGTGGCTCCAACCGCCGTAGATCAGCACCAGGCATGCAGCGAGTGCGGCAATGAGGTAGCGGATCATGGCGGGATTCCTCAGGCCAGCTTGGCGCGAACCAAGCAATCCTTGGCTTCAAGCAGCTTGCGCAGGCCGGCAGACTTCTCCGGACCATCTGGCAGTTGATCATTCATCTGGTGAGCGAGGTCACCGATTGGTTTGCTCACTTCTTGCAGGTGCGTTGGCAAATGGGCGTATTCGAAGTACTTCATGATTGGGGACATCAGTGCAGCCTCTCGGGTTTGGTGATTCATCGTGCATACCAGGTCAGCTGGTAGCACCTCGCGTCATCGGGGATCTGGGCCATAGGCCAACGCAAACAATCCATGTGCTTGCGCTCGGGCTTGGTACGGCTCACCCGGAGCGTCTGGACCAAGTAGGCAGACCCGGCAGCGGTGGTGATGTAGTCGCCGACCTGAATGCCTTCGGCGCCATCGACGTACAGCTTGCACGGCGTGTAGGGCTGTTTGCGGCCTGCCATGGGATTACTGCGCCGCCATGCACTTGGCGTGTCGCTCAAGCTGGCGAGTCCAGACACCGGCGCAGCGCTTATTGCCCGGCGTGGAGCAGTCGAAGCCAGCGGCATAGCGGAACTTGAGCAGGTCATGGCAGGCCTTGGCGTAGTTGCCGGCCAGCAGGTTGCGGCGCGGGGAACCCTTGAGCCAGGTGCCAATGCCGTACTGGCCAATGAAGTCCATGTACAGATCGAATTCAGTTTGATGCAGCGTGACACCAGGGAGTGACGCGGCGAATTGCTTCTCTGCCTGGCTGTTCAGGTTGCGGGCCAGGACTTCGGCGCGGGCCGGGATGATGGTGTCGCCCATACGGACTGGCGAGCCGTCTTCGTACCGGGTGGAGCCGTGGCCGATGGTGGGAACGTCGCCCTTCGTTGGGATGACGGCGACAGGCGTGTAACCCTCGCTCGCCTGCCAGGTCGCGAAGCCAGCAGCACTCATGCCCAGCAGGGCAACAGCGATTCGCTGGCGAATGACCTGGTTCATGCTCGCGCGCGCTCTTTCAGGGCTTCCAATCGCGCGGCGCTCTCGGCGGCTTCGCGACGGTCCTTGCGGATCTGGAAGTAAGTGCTGATGAGCAAACCCAGCACCGCAACCGCCACACCAGCAAAACCAATCCAGTTCACTTGGGACAACCAGCCAAACAGGCCAGTGGCGCCGCCGGCGATCAGTCCCTTGTTGGCAACCGATATGCCTACCGCCTCAACGATGCTCTCTGGCGCAGGGTTGGCCATGTTGTTTCTGCTCCTGCCTGGGGCTGCCATGGTCGGGCCTCCAGAAACGAAAAAGCCCCGGCAAATGCCAGGGCTCGTGGATTGTTCCAGGCAACAAAAAACCCGCACTTGGCGGGTTTCTGGGAGCTGGACGTAACTTTGCAACTTGGGAAAAAGGTATCAGAACACTCGTCAAACGGTCAAGCGAGGGCTTTCACCGTGAATTTCGCAGAATCGCTCTTATGGCCAAGACCAACAGGGACGCCGCACAATTTCGTACCGCCAACCGTTCTTTCAAACTGTGCGCCTGCCAGACCTGGGAGGCTCGCCCAAAGGCCGGCGTCATGGATAACGATTTCCGATACCTTCGTCCCTGAACCAGCAACGCGCTGCATTTCGTCCAGAATCTCACCGATTACATCGTTTTGCTCACTCACTGTGCACCTCCTGTTCAATTTCGTGGATCTTACGCCACACGCTTCGTAACGTCACCGACGCGCTGGCGCTGGTTCCAGTACTCGCCCAGGCGGTCGAGGTAGATCAGGTGACGCCCTGGGTTTTCCACCACGTCGCTGCCCCACTCTGCCCGGTACGCCTCGCAGTACACACGCATGCGCTGGAACCAACGGCGCAAGGCCTGATCATCCATCGCCACCAGGCGCTCACGCAGCGACTGCACGAACTGTTCGCGGCGCGGCAGGTAAGCAACAGAGCGGTCCTGCGCTACGTGCTCCCGGTCGTGGGAAGCCCAGCGCGACATGCCATCGCCTACGCGTTCGGACATTTTGACGATGACCCCCGCCACGGGCCTCAACGCCTTCGCGTCGAGCTGATCCACAGTGCTGGCAATGGCTGCCCAGATCGCGGCCCAGTCCCGCGCCCAATTGGTGACGCTCACCTTCGTCCCGTACCAGTCGTGCACGAACTCCACCACCCGGCCGGGGCCCCATGCTTCACGCCCGTTTACTGCGGCCTGGTGGCTCTTGATCGCGGCCAAGGCCATCCAGTACGCAACTTCCTTACGCTTGGCGGTGCACTCGCCCAGGTCCACGGTCAACCACACCAGGGCATGAGCAACGTTGATGTCCTGGCCATTCGCGACAGGCGAGTACAGCGCGTGCCCGAAGTGCTGCAGCGGCTTTGGCAGCGTGCCAATGGCAGATTGCACAAGGCCGGCAGCGAGCATATGCGCGCACCGGCCGTTACTGTCACGCATCGAGGGCATGGTTTCACCGATCACCCTGCCCCGCTTACCGAGCTTGATACGCTCTTGGGCTGCTGCCAGCACCGAGTCGCGGCTCTCGTGAAGCGCCTCCCGCCATGCTTGCCGTGCGCTGATCAGTCTCATAAATCCCCCTCATTGCGTATTTTCGCGTATTGCTGATCTTTCACAGGCACAGCGGCACAATCCGTACGTGGACGCCCGGTATAGCTCCCCAGCGCCGTCTAAACGATCCGTCCGTTACCTGCACGTCATCCTTGAACACAACACCGTTAAGAGCGTCACAGACGGCTTTGAGGACGTTGTCCGCATCTGGCTTTTTCGTGCACGGGATCTCCCCCGCCAGTGCCTGGGCCTTCCACTTTTTCGACTTGGATTGAGGGATCGAGTGGACAATGCGCAGCTCGATCATCACCGGGCCTTCGATCAGGGCACGCCCTTGCATCACGTCCTGGGCGGCGAGCGCGATCAGCCCTTCGTAGGCCACGGTCTTTTCCGGGGTGTACATGCGGGCGAAGTTCCCGACCTTGCCGATGCGGGCACGGCCCTTGCCTTGGGGCTCAGTTGGAACAACGAACGACACGGGCTTGAGGTCGGTCACGACTGCTCTCCCTTGCTCATTGCGTCGATAGCCTTGTCCACATCCTGAGCGCGAAAGCGCACTCCCTTGAACCACAGCGGCACGCTCAGGTAGAACTGATGCACGGCTTCGCTCCTGTCCCTGAGCCATTGGTAGCGGTCCGCATCCTTGCGCAGCGACTTGTTCTCTGCGATCAGCTCAAGAACCACATCGGGTGCCAGGCTCACATCGGTGAACCCAACTGCGGCCTGGGCGATCAGTTCCAACTCGCTGTAATCACGCATGCTTGTCTCTCCGAATGCCGAGCGTTGCCAGCAGCTGTGCGCGGCACGCTTTGGGGTCTTTGGGTATTTCGAGGGTGTCGACGATGCGGTCAGCTTCCTGGCGGGAGTACTCCAGCTGGACTTGCTCGCGCGGTCGCATGCTGTCGTGACTCAGGCCCTTGGCAATTCGCCCCTCCAGCGGCTGGCCGGTCTGTGCGCGACGCATAACGATTGCGTAGTTGCGCTCAAATCGTTGCTTAAGGGCCTTGTCACCATCCGGCGTCGAGTGCAGATCGAACGTGCTGGTGGCCTCGGCGGCGATACGCACGGCCGGGTGGCTGTACTTGCCGGAACGGGCTTCGTCCCATGCCTGGGCTTCCGAAGGCAAACCCTTGACCTGCTGGCACAGCGACAGGAAGACATTGGCAGGCGGTGGCCAGTCGAATTCGGCGCTGCGCTCGACGAGTGCGTGCAAGCCGTTGGCGAGCTGTGCACCGGTTACGCCGGACAGCACTTTCGCCCAGGTGTGTTCCGGGTCAGCGATAACGCCAAAGCTGGATGTCCAGCGGTGCCCGTAGAACTCAGCCATCTTGATCCACAGCTTGTCCAGCAAAGCCTGCGGCAGCATCGCGCTCGGCAATGGCGGCTCTGACACGGTCTGGAGCAGAGAGGGAGCCCTGTCGAGAAGGTCCGACGTTGCGACCTTGGGGACCACGGCCAGCTTGGCCTTGGGGATTTCGCGGTAGTTCGGCGCCTTGGTTTCCATCGGTGGTTCTCCCAGCGGCTTGGTCGGTACGCAGATTCCGCTTCAGGTGCTGGGCGAGCGCGTGCTCCCACTTGGCCTGGGTGCGGTGATCGTCAGGGGATGCAATCCAGAAGGACTTGAATTCAAGGAATTGGTCTTGATCGAACACCTGGTTGGCCATGGCGTTCATGGTCAGAACCGCGGCGAATGATTTTTCGTCGGGCTGCCAGTCTTCCGTCATTGCGAATTTGGTTCGGGAGTCGAACGCGTCTTGCACGCGTGGTGGTGGTGTATCTCTGTTCTGTTCTGCTCTGTTCTGTTCTAGGCCGTTACTGGAACGTTTCATGCGCGTTTCACGCTCTTCGGCCTCTTTTTTCTTCTTCTCGCGATGAGCTCTAACCCTTGCGGTGCTTGAGTCCGAGACGTATTGGCGCTTTTCCCAATTGGCCAAAGTCCAGTCGTCATTGATGAAGCCTTTGGCCAAAAAAACGGACTTGGTTTCGGCAAGGATTTCCTCTGTAACGCGCAGTGCAAACGCTATGGAAGTTTCACGCTCCGTTACATGAAACGTTTCAATACCGTTACCGCACTCCAGGCAAAAGAGCATGACCAAGCGGCGCTGCATTGCCTCGCTCAACATCTGCACTTTGGGGTCGGTGGCGAACTCGCCATACATACGGAACCATTCCATGGTCAGTCCCACCCGAGCGGGCCTGGCCGCTTCTTCTCAGCCTTCAACCCGATTTCAGCCAGGGTTTCCAGCGAGTGCAGGTAAGCCGGTGTCACGAGCATGGCGGATTGGGGAACAACACGCAGGCCTAGGAACGAAAGCACCTTGGCCCATCTTGCGTACTCGCCCTCATTCCACCGGGAAACCGTCGACTCACTCAACCCAGTTTCACGGGCTATCTCTTTCTGACCGACAGACAAAACCCGCTGCAAGATCAGGGTTTCCGTCTCCCGTGCGGTTTCATCGCCTTCTGGGCTTAATTGATTGGTCGACATGGTCAAGCCACCGACTGAGACCGGCTCTCTTGGCCAGCCTTCAGTTCTCCATTGGTGAGCTTTTCCAGTTGGTACTGGCGCAACTCGGGGACTTCATCCCCCCACTGCCGCACGGCCTCGTAAGTGATCTTGAGGGCTCGGGCAAGCTTGGGGATGGAGCCGTAATAATCAATCGCTGTCTGGCGTTTCATAGGCACCTCCAATGCTCATACGCCAAATTCAAGCATGCTTGTATTTAATAAGCAAGCATGCTTGACAAGCCAACTTGTAGATTGGGCAAATGAATATCACCGATCGAATGACCAAACTTGTCCTGGCACGGAAGCCCGAAACCGGCGTGCGAGGCGTGAAACGACTGATAGCGACTGCGTGCGATGTCAGCTACGAAGCTGTGCGCCAGTGGTATGCAGGCGACACCGGCAACATAAAAAACCACAACCTGCTGGCGCTGGCTCGTGGACTGGATACAACAGTCGATTGGTTGCTGGATGGCGTCGGAGAACCACCGAGGCGGCGTGCCATGGATAACGTATTGCAGGGCGATTTTACGCAGCACCGCAAGGAAGATGAGCTGTTGATTCCTCAATACGATGTCGTCGCGTCAATGGGGCCCGGCCAGGTTCTGCCAAAGGAATACATCGAGACCGTACGCAATATCACAGTGCGCACCGAGTACCTGCGGGAGCAGGGCATCACCTATAGCCATGGCGACAACCTTTCGGTGATAACCGGCTTCGGCGAAAGCATGGGGGCCACCTTTTCCAGCGGTGACCCGTTGATCGTTGACCAGGGCATCAACGAAGTGGTGGTAGACGGGGTGTACGTATTTACCTTGGATGGGATGCTGTACATAAAGCGACTGCAGCGCCTGCCGAAGATGCTGCGCATGATCTCGGACAACGAGACTTTCCCGCCCTACGACATCAAAGGCGCAGAATTGGCGGACATGATTATTCACGCCCGGGTGCTGCTCGCCTGGAATGCGCGAAAGCTCTGAAAAATACCAACCTCGATCACACAACGGAATGCATGTGATGCAAAGAAGCCTTCAAAAGACCCTAGCCCTCGCGCTTATTGCTACCCCCCTTTTACTGTGTGCGCCTGCATCCAACGCTCAAAGCAAATACGCCATTGCCGGCGCTGGCGTAACGTCCTGCGGGCAATACTTAAAGCCGCCGAAAGGAACGAAGGAGTTCTCAGATTCCTTGGTGGTTACCTGGATGCAGGGTTATCTCAGCGGCACGAACACTCAGCGATTCGCATCGTCAAAAATTCCTTTTAAGCTTCAGCCTGACCCTGAGTCGATCACAGCTTTCCTTGACAAATATTGCAGGGAAAACCCGCTTAAGACGTTATTCGATGCCGCGCTAAATTTGGATTCCAGCTACTAAATAACCATTGTCGACAAGAGCCCGCCATCGAGCGGGCTTTTTTTCGTCTCAAGGAAAATACACAAGTGAACTTGCATATCAGATACAAGCATGCTTTTATAAGTGCAAGTCCGCTTGCATATGCAGCGGCACGGCGAAAGCCACCGCTCTTTAGTTCCACCGCAAAGCCAAAGGCAGCAATGGTCCGGCCTGAACAGACCAGATGGGGGGCCTCCACCCAAGGCGCGAAGCGTAAAGCGCCAAGACTGGAGAGGTTGCAGCCTGCATGGGCGTGGCGACCTGTTGAGCTCTCAGAGCTCCCGAACAAGTAATCGCCCAGTCCGCAGGTGGCGTGTAACAGCGGCCAGCAACACCGGAACCTTTCACTGATGCCCATCCAGAGCGGTGGGCATTGGGAAAACAACCGGGAGCAATTCTATGAACAAGGTCATTCACATCACCCTGCGCGGAGAGCTGCAGGTATTTGCCGATGAAGACTTGGGCGCCTGCATTCGCGAGGCAAACAGGCTCAACGCTGAACGTGGATACACCAGTGGTGTGCGAGTAGTTGAGTGCGAAGACGGCCATCGAATGACGGCAGCCGAGTGCAAGGCTGCTGCCTGACCGCATCACCTCTGCCCATTCCACCGAGTGGGCAGACGGATGCAATCACCGCCCTGGAGGCAACCATGGAACACGAAATAGTTGTTGAGGGGTTTGTCCTCCAGGTGGAGGTAACCCATTGTTTGAATGAACCGCCCTGCCCTGGCAGCTGGAATAGCGACTGGGACGCCCAGGGCTGTCGCGAACTGGAATTCAATCTGGTGTCGGGCATCTGCTACGACGAAGACGGCGTCCGCATGGATGTGCCGGATTACCAACTGCCTGTGCTGGCCCATCAGTACGGCCCGCAGATCACCGTGGCGCTGTGGCACGAGATCGACGCCCTCAAACGCCGGGAACGGTGGGCAGCATGAGCCGGGGCCACGAACGCGCCATTGAAATGGTGGAGCATCAGCTCAAGCAGATCGAGAAATCGAACCACCCAGACGAGGGATTCATCGCCGGCATGATCCAGGCGAATCTGGCCCAGGGCTTTATCAGCCAAGCCGAATCGATCGAGCTGGAACAGCGGGCAATTGATGCTGTATCGGTCCGGCGCCGAGCGCTGCAACAGCAAAGCGCAGCCAACCGGCTTGCGGCCTACGAACAGCAATACGGGAGAGCGTCATGACGATCATCTGCCGAACCGCCAAGCAACTGACCAAGGCCCTGGAAAACCAGGGCTTTTTTCTGGTCAACGATCTACCCCGCCGAATCCGCATTGAAGTGCGGCGCGGCATGCTGATTGCGAGGGTGTCATGAGAAATCGCAGGTTCGACGCCACGGACACCGCCAACATCCGCGCCGCTGAAGCCAAGCGTGAGCGCCGCCGGCTGCGCAACATCGACAACGAGGCGGCGCAGGGCCGATACCCCGAAGAGGCTGAATGCGGGTGCGGCAAGTGGGGGCCGATCAACTACGACGGCAGCGCGTACTACTGCGGCGGCAGCGAACGGTGCTGCCCATGACCACCCGCCAGCGTGACCGGCGGCGCGCCATCCGCTGGACCTCGGCCATCGTTGGCCTGACCTTCCTCACCATCGTTCTACTGGGCCCCGCTATCGGCGGGCTCATTACTCAATAGGTATACCCATCATGGATATTGACCTTGCCTTCCGGCCCAAGGGGGCCACGCACGCCGGTAAAGAAGACAGCCACGGTTCTTGGTACAAGAAAAATGACGCAGGTGATTGGCTGTTCATAGACATGGCAGAGGACGGTTTGACTGATCGTCAGTGGGACTTCTGCGGGGGAGACCCAGGCTACAAGCTCGTGGAGCTGCCAGCTGAGACACTCACCGAGCCGCCAGCACAAACCCCAGTATTTGACGGTGGCAGCGCTTTTCCATGCCACTTCAACCCACGACCCGACACGCTCAATGAAGCCCCGCAAGGCATGAGCCTGCGAGACTACTTCGCGGTGAACGCTGCCGTCTGCCTTGATGACTACGGCGTCCCTTATGCGTCGTCGATTGTGGGCCGGGGCATGCCTGACTTTGCATCCGACCCATTGGGCAATCAGTTGTTTTGGGCTGAATTCAGGGCCCGCATGCGCTACGCCGAAGCCGACGCAATGTTGGTCGCCCGCTCCGCCTAAACCCTTCCCCCTTCACCCCCTCAATGCTGCGCACGTCGCGGCAAGGAAACTCTTGTGTCCGAATTAGCCATCAAGCAGACATTCAGTCTCGCGCCGCAGAACCTCGAAGAGGCGTTGAAGTTCGCTGATTTCCTCGCAGCATCTGACATTGTCCCAAAGGACTTTCAGAAAAAGCCCGCCAACATCCTGGTGGCCGTCCAGTGGGGTATGGAACTGGGCTTGCAGCCTATGCAAGCCATGCAAAGCATTGCGGTCATCAACGGGCGCCCATCGCTTTGGGGTGACGCGGTGATCGCCCTGGTACGCAGCTCCCCGCTGTGTGAGTACGTTTACGAGACCGACGACGGCGAGACGGCGACCTGCCGGGTTAAGCGCGTCGGCGAAGAGGAACAGGCCCGCACATTCAGCATGACCGACGCCCAGCAGGCCGGCCTTAAAGGCAAGCAAGGCCCCTGGGCCCAGTACCCGAAACGTATGCGCCAAATGCGCGCCCGGTCGTTTGCCCTGCGAGACGTGTTCCCCGACGTGCTGCGCGGCATGCCGATGGCCGAGGAAGTCCAGGACATCCCTACCGAGCGCGAGCTCAACCAGACTCACGCCCGCAAGACAGAAGAACCCAAGGTGCTGCCCGCCTACCCCGACAGCAAGCTCGACGAGAACGCCGATAAGTGGCGCTCGATGATCGCTGCCAACCGCACCAGCCCCGAGCACCTGCTCACCAACCTGGTCAGCAAGTACACCGTCACCCCGGAGCAAGAAGAGCGCATCCGCGCCCTGGCCCCAATCGAAGGAGAAGCCACCAATGAAAGTGCATAACGTCCAGCAGGGCACGCCGGAATGGCTGGCCCTTCGCGCATCCCACTTCACCGCTTCGGAGGCGCCCGCGATGATGGGCGCTTCGAAGTTCCAGACCCGCAACGATCTGCTGGCAATGAAAAAGACCGGCATTGTTCCGGACGTTACCCCGCAACAACAGGCCGCGTTCGACCGTGGCCACGCCACTGAGGAAATGGCGCGCCCCCTGGCCGAGGAAGATATCGGCGAAGAGCTCTACCCAATCGTCGGCACCAGCGGCAACCTGCTGGCCTCAATGGACGGCGCCACGATGCTGGGTGATATTCTGTTCGAACACAAACTGTGGAACGAGAAGGTCGTAACGCAGATCCGCGCCGGCGAACTGGAGCCGCACTATTACTGGCAGCTTGAGCAGCAACTGCTGGTCAGCGGTGCTGAGCGCGTGCTGTTCGTCTGCTCCGATGGCACCCGCGAAAAGTACGTCAGCATGTACTACACCCCTGTACCGGGTCGCCGTGAAGAACTGATCGCCGGTTGGGCCCAGTTCGAACAGGACCTGGGCGAATTCGTCCCACAGGAAACCAAGGTCGAAGCAATCGGCGCCGCCCCTGATCAGCTGCCTGCGCTGCGCATCGACGTGACGGGCATGGTTACCGCCAGCAACTTGGACGCCTTCAAGTCGCACGCCCTCACCGTTATCAGCAACATCAGCACCGAACTGAAAACGGACAAGGACTTCGCCGACGCTGACGCCACGGTCAAGTGGTGCAGCGAGGTCGAGGACAAACTCAAGGCCGCGAAAGAACACGCCCTGAGCCAGACCGAGAGCATCGACGTGCTGTTCAAGGCGATTGATGACATCACGGCCGAGACCCGGCGCAAGCGCCTGGAACTGGAAAAGCTGGTCAAGGCACGCAAGGAAATGATCCGCAGCGACATCGTCATGGATGCGGCCAAGGCTTTGCAGGCGCACATCGACCAGATCAATGAAACGCTGGGCGGTCGCATCCGCATGCCGCGTGTGGCCTCTGACTTTGCAGGCGCCATCAAGGGCAAGAAGCAAGTAGTCAGCATCAAGGAAGCGGCTGATGCTGAGCTGGCGCGGGCCAAGATCGAGGCCAGCCGAATTGCCGACGGCATCCGAGTCAACCAAGCCAGCCTTAACGAACTGGCAGCTGAGCACAAGTTCCTGTTCCACGACTTCCAGGAACTGGCACTCAAGGCCAACGATGACCTGGTGGCGCTGATCAAGGTCCGGATCAACGAGCACGAACAGCAACAGCAGCAGGCAGAGCTCAAGCGCCAGGAAGAGGAAAAGGCACAGCAGCTCGCAGCCCAACAGCAACAACAGGTCGTTGAGCCGGTTGTTGAGCAGCCTGTGAAAGTCGCGGAAGAGCCGGCGCCGGTCGCCGCCACACCGATCAAGACTGCTACTGCAGTTCAACAGCCCGTCGACGATGGCCGGCACTTCAAGCTTGGAGACTTGAGCGACCGCCTCGGCTTCGTCGTGTCTGCCAGCTTCATGAGCTCGCTGGGCTTCGAAGCGGCAGCCCGCGAGCGTGGCGCCACGCTGTACCGCGAAAGCGACTTCCCGCGCATCTGTACCGCCCTGGTCAACCACATCCAGGCAGTACAGGCCAACCTGGCCGCAGCCTGATCATGGCGGCTCAATCCATCCTCGACATCTACGACAGTGTCGAGGAGTTCGCCGGGATCCTGGCTTCCGCTGAGTTGCACGCCAGCGGGGAATGGGAACTGGAATTCGTCGAGAACATCCGCGCCAGCTTCAAGCGTTACGGCGCCCACACCAACCTGAGCCCCGCTCAACAATCGAAGCTTGAGCGCATCGCCAAGCACTGAGGAATGCCCATGAAGACTGAACACCGCGACATCATCGAGCGCGCCAAGCTGGCGGGCTTTGAACCTTCCATGCTCGCGCATGAATTGCTGGTGCATGACTTGGTGAACATGGTCCTGTTTGAGGTGAAGAACATTCACTCACCGTGGAGCAAGCTGAACGAGGGCTGCCAGCAGGAAGTGATTGACCGCGCCGTCAAGAGCGCTACCGAGGCGGCTCACACCGCGATCAACATCATCAGTTCGCGCAATGTTGACGTCGTTGAAGTGAAGGTTATCGACGCCAAGTTCAAGGAAAAGGCGATAACCATCACCGCGAACATTGACGTGAACGACCCAAACGGCGGTGCCCTGGCAAAGGTTCCCGGGAAGATGTGTCTGCTGGTGGTGGCGCCGACCGACTACGACGACGGGCTCGATTTCATCCGCCCAGACCGCGACCAACCGGACTTGCCGCTGCACGTCAGCGACCTGACTGGCAGCCTGTTCGATGGAAAGGCCACCGGGCCAGATGAGCCGGAAGGCGAAGAAGTGTTTGTCGGCCATGACCAAGACCCGCTGTATGCCGAGGCTGTGCAGCACGTCATCGAGACTCGGCGCGCCAGCGTCAGCGCTGTACAGCGCCACCTGAAAGTTGGGTACAACCGCGCCGCTCGCATGATCGAATGGATGGAAGCCCAGGGCATCGTCACGCAGATGAATTCGAATGGCAGTCGCGAAGTTCTGACCCAGAGCCCGCAATCAGCGCAAAGCGATGACGACATTGCCGATGCTGGACAGTCTGGCGACTTTGAAAAGGAGTTCGGCGAGTTCACCTACGACGATGCCAAGCAACTGATCGTGCTCAAGTCCAACAACAAGGCGTTCAAAGGTCACTGGGTGCAAAGCCGACTGGCCATTGATAGCGACAAGACAGCCGCCCTGCTGATGCGCCTGCTCGATGACAAAGTGGTCGAGATCGAAACCGAGGGCGAATCGGCGTTTGACCACAGCTTCAAGGTCATCGCCACGCTGGAAGACGTCGTCTGATCCATCCCCTCAATACCCAAGGCGCCTAAGGGCGCCTTCTTTTCGCCTGGAGAAAAACAATGTCCGAATTGATCTGCGTGTTTGACACCGAAACGACCGGCTTCCCTAACTGGAAGATCCCGAGCGACGACCCGTCGCAACCCCACCTAGTCGATATCTGCGCCCTGCTCTACACGCCTCAGGGCGACCTGGTCGATTCCTTCGAAGCGATGATCCGCCCTGATGGTTGGATGATCCCCAACGACGTAGCAGTTATCCACGGAATCACCACGGAAATGGCGCTTGAGCAGGGCATCCCTGAAGTCGAGGCCCTTGGCGGTTTTCTGCGGATCTACATGCAGGCCGGGTTACGGGTGGCGCATAACTGCTCTTTCGACGACAGGATCCTGCGTATAGCGCTGATGCGGTTCATCGGCAAGCAAGCCGCCGATGCCTTCAAAGCAGAGCCCAGCTACTGCACTGCCGCCAGTTCGAAACCGCTTTGCAAGTTGCCGCCCACCGAGAAGATGAAGGCAACCAACTTCAAGAACTCGTTCAAAACCCCAACCGTTGCCGAGGCCCTATTGCACTTCACCGGCGAAGAACTGGTCGGTGGCCACCGCGCGCGGCCCGACACCGAAGCCTGCGCCCGCATCTACTTCGCCATGAACCCGCCTGCTCAGGTGGCTTGACCCCGCCACACCTTGCGCCGGCGTTCGCTGGCGCACACCTCTTTCAAGGAATCGCCGCATGATGCTCAAGCGAATTTTCAAGCACTTCCATTTTTGCTGCGGCCTCGGCGGCGGCGCCAAAGGGTTCAACAAAGCCAAGCCCGTGGTGGGCAACATGCAGGCCGAGTGGCAATGCATCGGCGGCATCGATGTTGACCCGGCCGGGTTGCGCGACTTCCAGCGCCTGTCCGGCGTACCTGGCACCCTGATGGACCTGTTCACCCTCGGCATGTACATCGCGTTTCACGGTAAGCAGCCACCGCCAGGTTGGGTTGAGGCTGGCCCAGACGACGTGCGCCGCGCCGCCGGCTACGAACGCCCCGACGCCGTGTTCATCAGCAGCCCATGTAAAGGCGCCTCGGGCTTGCTGTCCGAGACCATGAGCCTGACCCCGAAGTACCAGGCCCTCAACGAACTGACGCTGCGCTGCGTGTGGCTGATGTGCGAAGCCTGGAAGGATGACCCGGTATCGTTGATCGTTTTCGAGAACGTGCCACGCCTGGCCACCCGTGGCCGGCATCTGCTGGACCAAATCAACAAGCTGTTGAACCACTACGGTTATGCAGTTGCGGAAACAACTCACGACTGTGGCGTCATCGGCGGTCTGGCCCAGAGCCGCAAGCGCTTCTTGCTGGTGGCCAGGCACATCGAGAAGGTACCGCCCTTCCTGTACGAGCCAGAAAAGAAAAACCTCAAGTCGGTCGGCTCGATCCTGGGCCGCATGCCCATGGCCGGCGACGTAGAAGCTGCGGGCCCTATGCACCGGGTTCCGGCGCTGCAATGGAAAACATGGGTGCGTCTGGCCCTGGTCGAAGCCGGTAAGGACTGGCGCTGCCTGAATGATCTGGTGATCGAGGACGGCTACCTTCGTGACCTGGTCATTGTTCCGCAGTTCCGGGACGGGTTCCTGGGCGTGCACGACTGGAACGAAACTGCCGGCACCGTCGCCGCGCGAAGCGGGCCAACCAACGGCAAGTTCTCGGTGGCTGATCCACGGGCCCGAGCTGGCGCACTGCAATACCAGCAGTACGGTGTTCGCCGATGGGACGAAACGAGCGGTGCGGTGATCGGAGTGAAGTCGCCCGGGCAAGGGACGTTCAGCGTTGCAGATCCCCGCGACCCCGGCATCGGCCACGCCAAGTACAACGTGGCCCAGTGGGATGGCATATCGCGCACGGTCATTTCCGGCAGCACCACGGGCCAGGGTGCTTTCGCTGTCCAGGATCCACGACCAGGCATGAAGCGCGGCAAGGGCGATGCCTACTTGACCGGTGGGCACTACGGCGTCACCAGTTGGAACGACCAGTGCGGCGCAGTTTCAGCCAGCGCCCGCCAGGACAACGGCCGGTGGTCTGTTGCAGATCCCCGGATGCCGGAAGCCAACGAGCGATTGACCTGCGTTATCGAAAGCCTCGACGGCACTTGGCACCGACCGTTCACAACGCTGGAGCTGGCCGCGCTGCAAAGCCTGGTTGAGCCAGAGGAATGGTTTGAGCTGGACGGCCTGAGCGACCAGGCATGGCGCGAGCGAATCGGGAACGCAGTTCCACCAGCTGCAGCCGAGGCAATCGCCCACGTGATGGGCACCACCCTGTTGCTGGCCGAGGCCGGCGAAACCTTCATGCTGAATAGCATGCCGATCTGGGTTCAGCCCGTGGCGGTGGCGCTAAGTGTCTCGACACAAAGCCCAGCCTAGAGGCTGGGCCTGTCGGTCCAGTATTACATCCCCATGGCTTTGAACGCTGGAGATGCGATCGCTACTAGCTTTTCGATCACCGATGCAACCTCACCGGTTCGCTGAACGTACTCCCAAAGCCGTGACTGTTTTACGATTTCGGTGACATCAACCGGAGCTTCGTTTGGCTTTTGGAGGGCGTGAATCAGCTCAAAGATCAGCTCAGGCGGCGTATCCGCAGGGAGGCCGGCAGCCTGAACGAGAGATGAATAGTCGCGCTCTTCAAAACCTACTTTGCAATCCGTGAGGTTCATCTCACCCAGCACAAAGTCCATGCCCGAATCCTTCGGCACCGAAATAACGGTCCCGCAGTTTTCTGCTGTCACCTTCCCGATCCGAAACTTACCTGTCATCACATTTCCCCGTGCGGCCCCATGCCGCTCCCCATAAAACACTAAGACGCACCAAATTGCCATCACGGCGCAGGTGCACAAAGAGGTGTGAAGATCATGAACCCCACCGCACTCAAAGCGCTGGCCGACGCGTTCGACCGCCAGTTCCAGGCGCCCGTGCGCGCCTCCAAACTTCTCCCGCCGGTCCCGGCCAACGAGCCTTTGCCCGAACTGGCGATCACCGGCCCCATCAACCGCGTCATGGAGCTTGCGGGCAAGCGCTGGGCCATCGACTTCGTTCAGGCCCTTGGCGCATCGATTCGGCGCGAGCCGGTACGGACCAAGGCCATTGCCGACCTGACCCGGTACGCCGTGCAGCAACCGGCCAGCGTGGCCAGCGGCGTGAAGATCGTTATCGACTTGTTGAAGGAGGCGGGATGAACAAGCCACCACTCGGCGAACGCGCAGTCGCCGCACTCATTCGTTACGAATCAGCAGCAGCCGAGCTGACCAGGATCAAGAAAGCCATTGTGACAACGCTTGAGCTGTGCCCGATCACCATCGAGGCATACAAAGAGTTCGATGATAAGTCGCCTCTCTGGGACAAAAGTCGCGTCAATCACCATCTGCACAAGGCGCTAACTTCGCGCGGTAGCGATGGCTATGGGCTCGACCAGGAAGAAATCACAGACCAGCTCACCGGCTGGGACGATGAGTCCGAGGACGCTTGCCCGCACTGCCTTGCGGCCTGGGGCTTGATTCTCACGAGGAAGGACGCTCGCCGGGAGTTCGGCAACGCGAAGCGCCTTGTGCGGGCTCTAGGTAAGCAGGCATTGAAGGTGACCCAATGAAAGAGCGGCCGATTCTATTTAAAGGTCCGCTGGTACGGGCCATCCTGTCAGGCCAGAAGACAGTCACGCGTCGGTTGCTCAAGATGCCGCACGGCTTTTGGGAGACCTCTGCCACTGGCGAGCTGGTGCCGATTCCAGCCAACTGCCCCTACGGCAAGCCCGGCGACCGGCTTTGGGTGCGTGAGACCTGGGCGCGTGTCGGCAATTGCGATCCCGGCTATCTGACATTCGCCGCAACCTATCCCGGCTGCCTGCCGCCTGAACTGGAAAACATCCCGGCCGCCAATGAAATCCGCTGGAAACCCAGCATCCATATGTTCCGCCGTGACAGCCGCATCCTGCTGGAGATCACCGCCGTACGCGTCGAGCGGTTGCAGGACATCACCGAAGAACAGGCCAGGGCCGAAGGCATCACCGACGGTGGCTGCACCAACTGCGGAAACAACGAGCCGTGCGGGTGCGACTGCCCAGCACCCAGCGCGGTCGATTCGTTCTATCACCTGTGGAACAGCATCAACGGCGCCGGTGCATGGGAGGCAAACCCGTGGGTCTGGGTGGTCGAGTTCAAGCGGGTGATGCCATGAGCCAACACACCATCCTTATCGGAGACTGCATCGAGCTTATGCAGCATATGCCCGACAACTCAGTCGATAGCGTCGTGACCGATCCGCCCTACGGCATTCGCTTCATGGGCAAAAGCTGGGATGGCCAGGACATTGAATCCCGTGCGGCCTACCGCGACAGCATGCCGTCGGCTGATCCTGCTTGCGGGGCCACTGGAGGGCATCGATCGACAGCCTCGGAAGCTGGAAAGTACGACTTAACACCTGGTGGTATGAAGGCATTTCAGTCGTTCACGCTTGAGTGGGCCACCGAGTGCCTACGCGTTCTCAAGCCCGGCGGTCACCTGCTTTCATTTGCTGCAGCTCGCACTTACCACCACATGGCGGTGGGCATTGAGATGGCCGGGTTTGAGATCCGCGACCAGATTATGTGGGTGTTCGGGAGCGGCTTCCCCAAGTCGCACAACCTCAAGGGCGCACACCAAGGATGGGGCACCGCGCTGAAACCTGCGCATGAACCGATCTGTGTGGCGCGTAAGCCGTTCAGCGGGACCGTAGCGACCAACATGGCCAGGTGGGGAACTGGCGGGCTGAACATCGATGGCTGCCGGGTATCGGCGGCGGATGCCGAAGCACTGGCAAAGAACTGGGACCGGGACACCACCGTCGATATGCGCGGCGGGCGGTTCGTCGGTGGAAGGTCGGGGTCTATCCCGATGACCGCCGAAGCCTCGGCGCTCGGCCGCTGGCCTGCGAACCTAATCCACGATGGCAGCGACGAAGTGGTCGCCTTGTTTCCTGCCCAGGCTGGAGCAAGTGCGCCGGTCATGGGCACTGAACCAACGGCCAATGGCTTCAGTGGAGCGGTGAGCTACAGCGGCATGCGTGAGCGGGTAGCCGGTGCCTTTCACTGCGACAGTGGCAGCGCTGCCCGCTTCTTCTACTGCGCCAAGACCAGCCGCACCGACAGGCATGAAGGACTGAGCAACCCCGGGCCCCAATTCAAGATGGGCACCACCCTGCGCAAAGTCCAGACCACGGACACGAAAGGAAACAACCACCCCACCGTCAAACCAACCGACCTGATGGCCTACCTGTGCCGCCTTGTCACTCCGGCCGGTGGCGTGGTGCTGGACCCTTTCATGGGCAGCGGAAGCACTGGCAAGGCTGCCGTACGCGAAGGGTTCCAGTTCATCGGGTGCGAGATCGACGTGCAGTACGCGGCAATCGCCCGAGCGCGCATCGAGCATGAACAGGAACAGCCACGGCAGTTGGCGCTATGACCAGCACCGGCAAGCTCACCGCCGGGGTGCTGGAGTTCCTGGCCAAGTGCGACAAGTGCAACAGGCCCCGCAACAGCGGGAACCACGACAAATGCAGCCGGGCGCGCCAGCAAGAGCACGCCAAGCAGCGGGAGAATCAATCATGAGCACACCACCTAAAACGCCCTGCCATTCCTGCAAGGGCACGGGCATTGATCCTACAGTTGGCTTTCTCGACTGTGAGTTCTGCACACCAGCACCAACACCGGCGGGCGTATCACTTTCGCCACCGGAACAGGACTTGGCGACAGAGCGCCGGGTAATCCTCCAGGCCGACCGCGTGATGCGCGTGTACATCGCTGGGCCAATGACCGGACTACCTGAATTCAACTTCCCAGCGTTCAACGCCATGGCCGAGGTGCTGCGGGCCGATGGCTGGCACGTTGAAAACCCGGCTGAACACGGGCACGTCGACGGCGCCGATTGGGGTGACTACCTGCGCTACGACATTAGCCGGCTTTCCACTTGCTCGGCCATGATGCTGTTGCCTGGCTGGTCATCTTCACGCGGTGCGCGTCTGGAAGTTTCGATAGCCAAAGAGCTGGGGCATGAAATTCTGTATGCGGTCGGTGCAGAGCAGATGCAGACCAACTTCGACCGGGTAACCGCCGAGCGTGACGCGCTGCAACTGAGCCTTACAGCTGCGGACGAGAAAAACGATGCGCTCTCTACCGCGTACGTCCGGGCTGGTGAGCGGGAACATGACCTGCGCTTGCGGGTGGGGCTGCTGGATGGGTTGTTGCGACGAGTAGTTCACGCGTCCGTACTGAGCTTTGAGAGCGGCGCCCCTGAACAGCTTGAATCCCTTGAGGCGGATATTTGCGCTGCACTCAAGCCAATAGAGGGTGGTGGCAAGCCTTGCGCCTGCCCAGGGTGCAATTCCCCAGGGCGTGAAAACTCGCCGTTTTGCGCAGCCCACCGATCTGCAAAAAGCCGGACACGGGGGCAAGACCAGCTCACAGCAGACGGCCTAGAATAAGCACCTAAACTCAATGTTTTTCAAAGCGCAGGATGCTGACCATGTCCGAAACAAACGCACTCATAGATGCAATAAAGTCTTCACCTCCCAACACCTTCAAGCTCTTCAAAACGACTGAAGAAAACCCGGAAGTCGAGCAATCCATACGCAACATGAGCACTGTCGCCAACAAAATCGCGCTTGCCAGGTCGGCAAATTGTTTGATTGAGGTCGTCTCTCTACGGCTCCAATTTATGGATGTTTGGCTTCGAATCTACTTTACGAACACTGAGCAGATTGAAAGGCGAGAGCGCGATTTTGTAAAACTTCTGAAGCAATGCTTTAGAGCTGGTCTGCAAAAGGATATCTACGACTCCATTCTGCAATTCAATAAGCATCGAGTCGAAGCCATCCATGGGTACTTGCTCGGCCTTACCAGTTACGAGGTGCTATCCGGGGTTATCAACGAGTCTGACGGCCTGGCTGAGCAGCTAGCCGAGTTCGTTCTTCTCAACTCAGGGCAGTTTGTGGACGAAAGTTTCGAAACCACCTACCACAACAGAGGCGATACCGTTTATCACCTCCCATCAATGCTGGGAGATCTGCGCAGCAACGCCAGAATATAGCGGCGTGTATCGGCCCTAAAGGCGCTGGCTATATCTGAGTAAGGTGTCTCTTACACCTGAACCTACGCCTTCTCTATGCCCATCGGCGCTGCCCCCCCCCAGCGCCCAATACCATCATCTAATCAATCCACCCGGCAACGGCGTGGCGAGGCATTCCTATGGCCAACACAAAGTTAGCGCCGGTCCTAGAGACCGCGCCCCGCTTCATCCGGGCGAAACATGCACCTACTTACCTCGGCATGTGTCGAGCAGTTTTCGACGAAACCGTACGTCCCTACGTCCGTGAATTCCCCATTGGAAAACAGGGCGTGGCCTTCGACCGTCACGAGCTGGACGAGTGGGCAGACGCCTACATCGAACGCATGGCAATTGAAAAGCAGGCCGATCAGGACAACAATCCGCCCCGCAGTGGGCGCCAAGGAGTAAAACAATGGCGCGAAAAACAATGTCGGGCCTCTACCAGAGGAACGGGATTTGGCACATCGACAAAGTCGTCAGAGGTAGCCGACTTCAAGAAAGCACTGGAGCAAGCGAGAGGGAAGAAGCCGAGCAGTACTTGATTCATCGGCTGGAGAAGTTGCGGCAGGAAAAGATTTACGGCGTGCGCCAGGTGCGAACCTGGCGTGAGGCTGCCACCCGGTTCCTGGTCGAGTTCAAAGACCAGGCATCAATCGGTCTTTCCGCTTCCCACATCGAGCAGCTCGACCCGTACATCGGCGATCTGCCGATAACGCACATCGATGATGGGAGTCTGGCTACGTTCATTCGTGAGCGGCAGCGGCCGAGCAAGACGGACAAAGGGAAGGACAAGCCAGGCGTATCGAACAGGACGGTCAACATTGCCCTGCAGCGAGTCGTCAGGATATTGAACCTGTGCCACCGCAAGTGGCGCGATGCTGAAAAGCGGCCGTGGCTGGAGAGCGTGCCGATGATATCGATGCTTGAGGAAAAGAAGTCGAGCCGCAAACCCTACCCGATGTCCTGGGAAGAGCAGGCCCTGTTGTTCCCTGAGCTGCCCGACCACCTGTTGAGGATGGCCCTCTACAAGGTGAACACGGGTTGCCGGGAGCAGGAAGTGTGCAAGTTGCGGTGGGACTGGGAAATACGGGTGCCGGATCTGAACACCAGCGTGTTTCTGATACCTGCCGGATTCGGCGGGCGGAGTGAAAAAGCAGGGGTGAAGAACGGCGATGAACGCTTGGTGATCTTGAACAATGTGGCGATGTCCATCATCGATGGCCAGCGCGGTCTACACAAAGACCTGGTGTTCCCTTATGGGCAACCAGATCAGTTCGGACCAACGGCGATGCATCGAATGAATGATTCGGCCTGGAAGAAAGCCAGGGTGCGCGCAGCGGATAAGTGGGAGAAGGCCCACCAATCGCCAGCACACCCCGGATTCAGGTCGATCAGGATTCACGACTTGAAGCACACCTTTGGCAGAAGGCTACGTGCAGCGAGCGTGACGGAGGAAGATCGGAAAGCGTTGTTGGGGCATAAGAACGGCAGCATTACGAGCCACTATTCTACCCCGGAGTTGCAGCACTTGATTGAGGCTGCGAACAAAGTGTCGGCAACTGACTCTCGTGGGCCGGCGCTGACAATCTTGAGGAGGAAATTGGGATGAACCCCCGCAAAAGTCCCTACGCGTAAAAAAGCCGAACTGGCTAGAGTTCGGCTAAGTTACTGAATTATATGGTCGGGACGGAGTGATTCGAACACTCGACCCCTAGCACCCCATGCTAGTGCGCTACCGGACTGCGCTACGCCCCGACTAGGCGTGTTACTGGGTTTGCTTCGTAACGAAGCGATCAGGAATATACCGCAAGCTTTTGAAATGTGGAAGTATTTTAAAAGCCTGTATCACTTCTTCAAAACCACCAGCACATCTTCGAGTTCGGAGATCATCTGGCGGATCATTT